GCGCTGTGACTCGACGGTAAGGTTGCTCATCAGATGCTGCAAGAAAGAACGGTAGCCCTGCAAAGGCTACTTCGTAGGCTGGCCCAGTTAAAATATAGGCAGTAGATCCTGCAGGGTTGGAGAGTGCATAGGGGATTCCCTCGGTTATGTCATCGCCGTATGGCATTATGTCTCCTTATGATTGTTCTTTGATTTTGTATTTCCAGAAAGAAGCTATGGTGTATCTCATATTTTCTTCAACTTTAGTTACACCGTGTATATGGTTAACATCTCCTGGGTGTACGGCAAGTTTTCCGGTCTCAGGTTTTACTTCAATTCCATAATCTGGATAATAGGTTTTACCACCAGTATAATTTTCATTCAGGTATATGACAGATCCAAAAGCATTATCTTCATAACCTTTGGTATCTGTGTTGGTCATATCGTCTGCGTGTGGTGGTTGTTCCATTCCAGGAAACCAGCGACATATTGAAATTGCACCTGGGGTAAGGTCTTTATCAAGTTCATATTCTTTAATAATAAAATCTTTAATCCTAGCAATGATATCAGAAAAAAGGTTTGCTACTTCTAAACCAAATTTATCTTTAACACTGTGATAACTAATAATTCTATTATCCCAAAACTCAACAGGTGATTTCTCCCAAGCATCTGTATCTTGTATTAATCCAAGAAATGTATCTACTTCTTCTTTGGATAGAAATTCGTTTTGAGTTTTTGCATTAAACATTTTTACCACTTTCCTATTGGACAATTTGCTTCTGCAAGTTTAGTTTTCATATACATAAAACAACCACATTTCTTGCAGGTGGATGTCAGTTCTACAATCTCTGGACAACCTTTGCAGATTTCAAATCTTCTCTCTGCTTCTTCGGCTGTGGATCTTGGTGCTCCGTTTACCATATCCCAAGGTTTTACATTGCTCATTAGATTCCTTCCTTAGCAAGGCAAAGTTGGATATGCAGGATACCCGCTTGTAGAACAAACTGTAACAAAAGTTGAACTACAGAACGTATCGTCAGTAGTACTTGTGTAACGATATTGCCTTGGTGTTTCACCAGGTTCTTCTTCGTAACCAGAGCAGTACCAAGTTGTAGTTGGTGGTGGTGGTGGTGGCGGAGGCGGAGGTGGAGGTGGAGGTGGAGGTGGAGGTGGTGGGGGTGGAGGAGGTGGAGGTGGGGCAACTGGTGTAACGCTATTTGAAGCCGTAGATGTATCTGACGATACGCTGTATGGAGTGTTAGCGATTACAGTAAAAGTATAAGCGGTACCGTTTGATAAAGAACTTACAGTAATTGGTGAGACAGTATTGGTGCCTGTATAACTTCCAGGATTAGATGTAGCAACATAGGTTGCTGTACCAGTCTTACCTTCATAGGCAGGTTCAGTAAAGCTGACAGTTGCTGAGGCATTGCCAGCACTAGCGCTTACAGAAGTGGGTGTGCCTGGTTTCTTTCCACCAGAACTATTGTTTCCAATTATTGGCATTAAGCGCTCAAATCGCCAATAAGAACCCAAGTATCTGTGGCGCGTTTAATTAACGTAGCAGATGACCATTGTGCTCTTAACTTCAATCCAGGAGTAGCATTAACGGTTACTCCGCTTGTAGCCGCTACAGTTGTTTGACCGGCGCCAGTTTGAAGGATGTTGATCTGCGCTCCCACTGGGTAGGCAACTGATGAGTTTAATGGAATAGTAAATGTATTAGCAGAAGCATTGTTCATTTCAACTATTTTATTATTATCTTCAAGTACTGAAGTATAAGTTGTGCCAGTCTGAGCATTGGTGGCAAGGTTAATTACTGATGTTCCAATAGTAGCCCCGTTAATTACTGGGCTAGTAAGAGTTTTATTAGTTAAAGTATCTGTAGTTGTTCTGCCAACCAAGGTGTCGGTAGCAGCAGGTAGCGTAAGCGTTGTGGTGCCAGCTACTGCAGTTGCTTGTATTGTAGTAGTTCCAGATGTAGATCCAGTAAATCCTAATGATGATAAAGGTGAAGAACCATTACGGAAGAAGATCAAGTCAGATGATGTAAGCACGTGCTTGATTGTTGCACCAGCACTGTGTGCGATACCAGAGACTCCAGCAGTTCCTGTTCCGGCCTGACCTCGACTGATGGTGAGTGTGTCGCCAGATACGCCTGTTACAAAAACAATCTCTTCGTTAACCGTATCTACATCTATCGCAACGGTAAAGATATCTACGTTACCTGCAGCAAGTGTTACACCACCTAGCAAGGCTGTAACGTCACTAACTGATGGAAGAACCATAGTAGTAGCGGTAGTATTAATACCACTGTTAAGCGTTGTTGCAACGCTAATACTTGAATACTGTCTAGTCATAGTCTGCCTTACTTTGTGTAGTGGATACGGATTGGGTACTTGTCTTGAAGTTTAAGCGCCTCATCATTGAGTCTCTGCTGATATAGAGCATAGATGTATCGGGATGAAGCAACGCCTGCACTGCTTGGAATCTTGGTATCGTTTAGATCAGCTTCTGCTGAACTTAGATTGATACGTCCAGAATCTACATAAGATAGCAACTTGTAGCAGGCTCCTAAGATCACTACCTCAACAGATGATTCAGGTAACCCTGTTACATCCGCGTAGTCATCTGTATTGTTATCTAAAGTATTTGCAGTAGTTGTGTAGTAGACCTGCACTGTTCTACCAGGCTGGATGTTTTCGTAAATGTTTACTGTGTTTGTTGTATTAAACGTTGCAACGTTTGCCATTGGATCTGCACGCCAACGGTTGATAGGTAGCCACTCAAGGCTTGAACCTGTTGTCTGCCAAGACATATAGAGGATTGATTCAAGATCATCAGGCAGGGCATAGGTTGTCTGGCTTGCATTAAAGGTGAAGGTATAAGAAGAGACAGCCCAGAGTTTAGGATAGAGGCTATTGATAACATCATTGATAGCCTTCTTGATTGTTACTCTTGGGAAGGTTGGAGTAAGAGTGATCTGTGCGTACTGGCTGTGAGGTGCAGGCGATGTGCCTTGGTATCCTCGACCAAATCCTGGAGCTGCATTAAGTGTGCTGCTTGTCTGGCTAAAGTTGTCAATCCAGATAAGTTCATCATCAATTTCGATAATACCTTTGGCTAGATTGGCAGATGAACCGATGCCGATAGCCGTTGCTGTTGTGTTGATAGCTGATGTTAGGTATGTGATTCTATCTTGACGCAGGGTATAACCTGCTAGAGATGAGCGAACCTCATCAACCATATCATTTAGTGTTGGCATTATTTCCTTTCATACCAGCCATCTCCCCATAGAGTTAGCAGTCTTGCAAAGTATTGCTCGTATTGTGGTGCAATAGCCTCTAGTGAATATAACGCTACTGCTCTTTTATGTATTTCTACTGGGTCTAAGTCCTTAACCCATTCTGTTGCTACTGCAAATTCCATTGCATTTCTGCAACGGTATCCAGTTATTCCATTTGGGTTAGTCTCTGTGAAGGCTCCCCAGTCTGTAGTAATTGTTGGAGTTCCGCAGGCTTGCGCCTCAATTACCACATTTCCAAAAGGTTCGATATAAAGCGTTGGAGCAAATAGGGCAATAGCACCGCCCATTAACTTTGCTCGTTCTTCTGGTCCTACTGGCCCTACCCATTCACCATATTCAATCTTTGGGTTATTACCAGGACCGGCCATAATTAACTTAACGCCTAGTTCTTTACAAACGTGTTGTGCAACAATTAAACCTTTGCGATCTACCATACGACCTACGTACAGGTAGTAATCTTCCTTCTTCTCTTGCAACGGAAACATCTCTGGTTCTAAGTAACCAGGTATTACCGCATCATAGAAGTTGCCATCTACTAGCGTAGGATTCTTAAACATTGCATAGATGCTGTGCATCCAAGCGTAAGACTCAAAGACTTTGTACTGGCTAAAGACTCCACCGTATCCAACGCCGAACTCAACACTCATATATTCTGGATAAGCATCTGCGATAGGCTTCTGTGAAGCACCACCGATCAGGCAGATAAAGTCTTTCTTCTGCAGGCGCTTGCCTAGTTGGATGATGGCGTTACTATTAAAGATCTGCCAGTGCGGTAACAAATTATCAAAGGCAGCTTCGGTGTAGTGCTTACCATCGAGTGCTTCGTCCTGCTGTTCTTTAGTGATGCAGGTGATGAGTTCATCAACCGGCGCTTCGTTATCTTCTCCAGCATAGAGATAGACCGTATGGCCTAAACTCTTCATCATTATACAAAAGCGTCTTACCTTTTCGGTATAGGCGCAGTTGACGTAATCTTTAGTTGTTTGTGTATGGGGCAGGCTTATTACGTGAAATCTCATCTTGACAGTATAGCAGATGTATGCTAAAGGATAGCAGTGATTTCATCTCCAGATAAGCCTAGCGCTTGGAGTTTTGCCATAGCAGATAGCTTGGCATCAGCCTTAGCCTGCTCTGCCGCTTCACGCTCTTGACGCTCAATCTCAGCAGCTTGTGCATCTACTGCACGTTGCTCGATCTCTTCAGGTGTAAGGTCAACATAGGTCTGTGTTCCCTTTGCTACATCTACAACAAGTTTCTTATCAGCCATTGTTTATTGCCTTCCAGTCTGTAGTCTCTTCATCCCAAGCGTACATAACTCCATCTGTTGGGTATGGCACTGGTGGTTGCCATTGTGCGTTCTCATCCAAAGTCCACGATGGGAATGGCTGAGGTGCGTGGAACCAGTCATTGACTGGGTCATAGTGGAAACCAATTCCTGCATAATTTTTTCTTATGGTCCCGTTGTAACTGGTCTTTACCCAGGTACCACCGAGTGAGTTCATAAAGGCTTCGCCTTCATCTGGCTCGCTGTTATCGCCTACGAGTACACGTAGTACGATGTTGTTCTCATCAATCTCTGCCCAATGTGACATTCTATTTCTCCTTATGCTGCTGGGTATCTAATAATAACAATTCCTGAACCGCCTGCGCCACCAAAATCATTTTGATCTCCGCCACCACCGCCGCCGCCAGTATTTACAGTTCCAGCAGACCCATTTGTTGTATTGGAACCATTACCACCACCACCTGCACCACCTGTGCCAGCAGTTCCTTCAGTACCGTTAAAACCTGCTCCTGCTCCACCGCCACCTGCACGAGTGACTGCTGTTCCAGTTATGGATGAACTTAATCCAGCGCCACCATTGCCAGCAAGAGCAATAGAACCATTGTTGCTGCCGTTGGCTCCAACTGCACCAGCACCGCCACCGCCACCGCCGCCTTTCCAACCATTTCCTGAACTTAAGCCACCGTTGTTACCTTGACCCGTTGAGCCAGTTCCAATAGGTGTATTAGTGCTATTGGTTGAAGGATTAAAACCGCCAACACCACCGCCGGAACCTCCATTTGTTGGTCCAACTGATAGTTGTTGCGGGTTACCTGCACCACCACCACCGCCACCTGTTGCGGTAATAGTAGAAAAAATTGAATCAGATCCGTTTTGTGGAACTTGTGTTGCAGGCATACCTGCTGCGCCTGCACCAACAGTTATTGGATAGTTGGTAAGTGGTAAAACACCAAGCCCCGAACCAGCCCTGTAACCACCTGCACCGCCACCACCACCGTATGAGGCACCACCGCCACCACCACCTGCAATTACAAGGTAATCACAAGAAAGCGCAGCCTGCGGAGTAAAGGTTCCTGATGAGGTAAATGTATGAATCCAGTAAGTGCCATCATAGTCAATGATGTTGCCACCGCTAGCCTTTGGCGCAATGGCAGGTGTAGTACCTACTGCTGCTATGCCATAGAGCGAGAAGGTTGAGCCTGCAAGGAAAGAATTGTTTTCACCAGAATCTCCCTTGTCAATAGAGACTGAAGTAATTGCACTCGTTCCAGTCCATAATCTTGCAGTGATTGCCATATATGCTGCTGTTGCATTGTTCTCAGTTACAGCATCAACAGAGCAAGATTTTGCAGTTGATGAAGTATAGTTTGGAATGTATACTTCAGCATTATTAAAAGTGTTTGCTGTTGCAGTATTACCATCTACAAGAACTCCATAGTTATATCCACTGCGACTTGATGCAGCAGATCCATCAGCAATTAATTGTCTAGCAGAATAGTTACCAACTGTTGTATCACCATTAAAAAATACTCCATAGTCTTCTGCGATAAAACTTGTACGACTATTTCTTGCAGATATAACAACCTTCAAATCGGTATAACCCGTTTGTGGGATGTTGGCAAATGTGACTGAAGCAGCTGATGCGTTAAGTTCGGTACGCTCGATCAGGATATAATTTTCTGGCATTTATTTCTCCTTATTTCGCATATCGAACTATGACTACGCCTGAGCCGCCTGCGCCGCCGTTTTGTGTTGAACCATTAAATCCACCACCACCACCACCTGATCCTGTATTAACCTGACCCGCTGTAGCAGTTGCAGAGACACTTCCGTTACCACCACCACCAGTACCACCAGTACCTGCAGTAGTTCCACGATTATCACCACCACCACCACCGCCTGCGGCTATGTATCCGCTAACTCCTAAAGTTGTAGCAGACAACCAAGATGAATACGTGGATGAACCAATACCGCCATTGCCTGCTGCACTAGATGTTGCTGAAGTTCCAGTTGCGCCAAAACCGCCACCACCACCACCTGCTGCTTTAACTGAAGGAACTACAGCACCACTACCACCATTATTACCTTGGCCAAATGTACCAATTCCACCAGAATCGTTGTTATACCCACCACCACCGCCTGAGCCACCAATGCCACCAGCAGTTGAAGTTCCATTAAATGCACCACCAAGACCACCACCGACAGATGCGGTTAGTGCGGCAAATTGTGAATTTACGCCTTGCGTTGCTGCTGATGTTGTTGCACCAGTACCACCTGCACCTACTGTAATATTATATGAAGTAGCAGTTAAAGATTGGCTTGCGTAATAAGTAAGACCACCAGCTCCACCACCGCCGCCATCTAATGACCCACCACCGCCACCGCCTGCGACAACTAGCACGTCACAAGTTAATGATTGCTTAGGAATAAAGGCACCTGATGCACCGAAGGTGTGATACCAATACTGTGAATCTTCTGTGATGATACCGCCAGTTGCTTTGGCAGCGCCTTGGTCAGCGTTAGCAATTCCATATAGTGAGAATGTGGAGCCGACTGCAAAGTTTATTCCACCTTCAAGATCAAGTGTCAAAGAAGTAATCGCAGCAGTTGAACGCCATAATCCTACTTCAGCATTGACTTCTGCTGCCGTTTCATTGCCTCGTGACAATACAGTTTTATTTGTAGTTGTATTTGAGTAATTCATTATGTGCGTAATTACGGTATCAAAATTAGTACTGCCAATAGTTCCAATTAAAATTGCACCATAAGTAGCATTTGAAACACGTGATGATGTTGCAGTACTTCCATTTCCAGTCAACTTTGTTGCTGAATAAATTGATGTACCTCTGTCGCCATTAAAACTTAATTGCAAGCGATATTGTGCGCCTGTATTATTTTTAGCAGATGTTACCAATACCAAATCCGTGTAACCACTAATACCAGATAGACTAAGGGTGACTGAAGATGTGGCAGTGCCAACAGTTGTTCTGAGTAATTCTGTATATGTATTTGGCATTTACTTCACCCCGTAAAGTGTGAATTGGCTAACAGAAGTCCAGTTTCCAGCGCCAGCAAGTAAGGTAATTGAATTAACGGCAACAGTTGAGCGCCAAGAACCTGAAGATAAAAGAACTTGACCCGACCCATTTGCATCAAAACCTGAAAGACTCCTAGAAGTCTTAAACTTGTTTGTATCTTGATAGTCTAAAACATCAATAATTGTCACTCCGTAGATTGAGGCCGAAAGGGTTGCACCAGCCATTTGGCCGCCTTCGATGTAAGTAGTGTTAGCCGTACCTGTAGCAGTACCAGATCCAGAACCTACGCCAATAAGATTATGGGTTGAATAGTTGCTAGCGCTATCACTATTAAATCGCATTGCTAATTGGACGTTAGATCCTGCATAATCTGATCTACCAATAGCACGAATTTGTAAGTGCTTATAGGTGTTTGGAATACCAGCAAAAGTTATAGTTCCTGTTGAACCGCTAGGCGTAACGGTAGCCAAAGAATCAAATGCACCGTCAGGTTCCCAAGGGTTCCAAACGGTATTGCCTGCCAACATATCGTAGTAACGGGTCAGTGACTTAAAGCCACCGGCGTTACTAAATTTGTAAATCTGGTTGTTGTTTGCCACTTAGGAAATCTCCACTCCTGAGATGTGGAAGTTAATGGTAGTAGCTGAGGCACCACCAGTAATAGTTTGTGTTGTAGCAATTACCTGCTTGAGTGGGATAACAGTTGAGTCATAAGCACCGACTGTTACCGTCTCAGCAATCTTAGTTCCATTAAGGGCCATAGTAAATGAGCCTGCGGTGCCTGCCGTATTGGTCACAACAATATCTGTAACAACAGTTGTTGTTGCAGACGGAACCGTATAAAGGGTTGTTGTTGTGGTAGTCGTTGCAGCGCCTCGAAAGAGCGCCTTAGATGTTTGTGGCATTGTTATCTCCTAGTATGCGCCCATTATTACCATTGTAAAATCTGATGGGCCTGTGGCCCCTGTAGCACCAGTGGCACCCGTAGCGCCAGTAGCACCCGTTGGTCCTGTTGGACCAGTAGCACCTGCTGGACCAGTAGGTCCCGTAGCACCAGTATCACCAGTTGCTCCTGTCGGACCAGTGGCTCCTGCTGGACCCGTAGCACCTGTAGGTCCAGGAACGGTAGATGCTGCACCAGTAGGTCCTGTAGGTCCTGTTGCTCCTACTGGACCAGTTGGCCCAGTTGGTCCAGGCACTGTTGATTCTGCACCTGTTGGCCCTGTGGCCCCTGTAGGGCCTGTAGCACCCGTAGGACCAGGGACTGTGCTATCAGCACCTGTTGGGCCGGTAGGCCCTGTAGCGCCCGTAGGACCCGTAGCACCAGTAATTCCTTGTGGGCCTGTGGCCCCTGTTGGACCCGTTTCCCCTGTGGCACCAGTTGCCCCTGTAGGGCCAGTTGCCCCAGTGACACCAGTAACGCCTGTAGCACCAGATGGTCCTGTTGGTCCAGTTGGTCCAGTTGCACCCGTTGGGCCGGTAGCGCCAGTGGCTCCAACACCAGTTGGACCAGTAGAACCAGTAGGTCCTGTTGGTCCCGTTGGACCTGTAGCGCCTTGACCGCCTTGTGGTCCTTGATCGCTAGAAAATGTTAAGCCAACTTGAGGACTGGTTGATTCAACAACAATAATTGTTTCGGTCATACCGTCACCCCTGGAGTTACAATAAACTTACCTTCGAGTAAGCGTACTTCATATGCACCTGATTTTAGCACCAAGTCGTAGACATAACGACTAGGAGAAATGTTTGTTTCTGTAGCAGTAAAGGATACGTTTACTCTTCCTGTTGCTCCACCAAGGACAATCTTGCCGTTTTCTGTAGTAGCAAGGAGTGTAGTTGTGGTAGATCCAAAGAATGGTCGAACGGTCAAAGTCGCTGTGTAACCTGTTAGGTTCCAGGCGACTCCTTCGTTTGCCACTGTAAACTGAAATGTAAAGGTAGTAGCTTGATCGCAGACTAGATTATATTTGGCACTCACGTTGAGACACCTCTGAGAGCTTGCGCTGCAGGTAGTTGAAAAGTACCAGCGATAAGGTTGCATACACCGTTGTAATCAAGACGGTTAGAGGTACTGGTCCCCGCAATCGCATTTAATACTCCTACTGTATCTGTTAAGTTTGTTGTTACTG